GTGAGCGAGTATCTGACAAAGCGGAACGGTTTCTGGCAATTCGTGCGGCGCGTGCCGGCGGAATTCGCAGCGCATGACAAGCGCGGCATCGTCAAGCTCTCGACCGGCGTCTCGATTGCGAGTGATCGTCACGGACGTAAGGCGACGCGGCGCGCCGATCAGATGAATCTCGACCTTGAGGCGTTCTGGTCGAAGTGTGCCGATGGCAACCGTCGTGAGGCGCAGATCGAATACGATGCCGCTGTAAAGCGCGCGCGCGTTCTCGATCTCGATTATGTTCCGGCAGCGACCGTGGCCCAAGAGACGCCGGCGAACCTCATTCACCGCATTGAAGTTCTGGCTGAAGGCGATCGCGTCCATGATGCGAATACGCGCGCTGCTGTGCTCGGTGGCATCGAGCCGCCGAAGATCAAGCTCTCGCGGCTTTTCTCCGAATTCGAAACGGCGACGGCAACTCAGCGGTTGAACTACTCGCCGGGCCAGCTTCGGAAGTGGCAGGCTGCGAAGAAGCGCGCGGCCGACCAGCTCGTCGAGATCGTCGGTGACAAGGCAATCAAGGATTTGACGCGCGCGGACGGTTTGAAATTCCGCGATCACTGGCAGGCCTGCGTCACGACCAAGGGCATGCATGTCAACACGGCGAACAAGAACATCAGCCATGTCGGCCGCATGGTGAAGGCCGTCAGTCAGTTGCACCGTCTCAACGTCGAAACCGTGTTCTCCGGCTTGCGCCTCGAGGGCGGCCGCGACGGCCAGCGCAAGCCCTTCACGCCGGACTTCATCGTCAAGACGATCCTGCGCGATGGCGCGCTCGACGGTCTCAATGCCGAAGCGCGCGCGGTGGTGCACGTTCTGATCAACAGCGGCGCGCGGCCGTCAGAAATCGTCAACCTCCGGCCGGAGCGGATCATCCTCGGTGCTGAGATTCCGCACGTTCGTATTCTGCCGGTGGGCCGCATCCTGAAATCGGATTCGTCAGAACGCGACGTGCCACTGGTTGGTATCGCCCTTGAGGCAATGAAGAGCTTCCCGAACGGCTTCGCGCGTTACTTCGATAACGAGAGCAGCTTCTCCGCGACGGTGAACAAGTATTTTTCCGAGAACGGCATGAAGCTGTCGAAGCTGCATTCGGTCTATTCAATGCGGCACGGCATGAAAGATCGTCTGCGCGATGTGGAATGCCCGGACGAGCTTCGGGACGAGATCCTCGGACACGCGAGCGGCAAGCCGAAGTATGGCGACGGTCACGGTCTGCGGTTGAAACTGAAATATCTGCAGATGGTTGCGCTGGAGCCGGGGATGTTGATCGCGGCTGCTATCAAGCGGGCGAGCTGAGGAACGATGCATTGCGCCGGCGCTCGATGTTGCGCCTGGCGCGGGCTACGACGTCTTCCCGATTTCGAATGATCTGCAGCTCGGCTTCGAGCCGTTCCAGCACCGGCGCATAGACCGCGCCGTCTTCCACGATGCAGAACGAGACAAGGTCGATGGCGTTGAGTAGCCATTCTTCCGTGAACTCGGTCTGCTCGTGGGCCATGGTTAGTCCCTGACCAGGCGGATGGTGTTGCCGTCTCGGATGGCGCGGCCGTCGGCGAGGACCTGGGCGACCACGTTATCGCCGACCGAGGCGAGGCCGAATTTCCAGGCGTTACCGGCCCTGACGATCGGTCCTAGCCGCAGGAACCGCATGCAGCGCTTGATGGCGGGATCGGTGCAAAGCCGCGTCGGCTTGCGGGTCGCCCGGGGCTCGACGCGATGACGAAAGGGAGCGTTCATTTCGCGCCGCCCGTCTTTGCGGCATCGATGGCGCGATATCCCTCCATCGTCGGCGAAAGCAGCCAATGCTGAAAGATGATGGTGGGCTTCTTGCCGTTGTACTTACCGAGCGACTTGACCAGAACGTGCCCGGTCTCATTTGGCCCGTTGTCCTGTAGGGGCAGTGCAATCCGGTCGAACTCGGCGCGATCTTCAACGCCGATATAGATCAGGGTCGGCGTGGTGATGCCGACGAATTCATTCGGGCGGTGATGATACAGATGAGGATGTGTTGCAGGCGAGATGCTTGCCGCCTGCTTGGCTTCTGCGGTGGGTGCTAACATGGTGCACCTCAGCAGAAGCCGGCGCGGCGCTGCGCGAGCTGGCGGGCAGGGGCGGCGAGGCGCGTGATCTGCGCTGGGGTCCAGCCCCGTACCAACAGATCGGCTTCAGTCACGCCGCCTTCGCGATACGCGCCTTCGCGCATGTCCTCAGCCATCTGGCCGATCGCAACGCTGTCGGGCATCGCCGCGCGTGGCTGCACGAAGCTGGTGGCGATGAATTTAGGGACTTGCGGCTGGGGGCGAAGGACGCTGGGGGCCGAGGGCTGGGCGTAACGGCGGATAGTCGAACTGCGTGCCATGGAAGTCTCCCTTCGTTGAGAAGGGGACAATTACCGAAAAATCGGTAAATGGCAACTGATTTCTCGGTTTGTTCTCTTACAGCCGCTTCAGGCCATAGAGCACTCGACCGACGATCGCGATTTCGTCGGCGGCGACTTCCTCGGTTTTGTGAGAGGGATTGTCGGAGATCACCAGAATGCGGGGTGGATCGCCACGCCGCAGCACCTGCAGGCGTTTGCAGATGATATTGCCGAAGGTATCGCGGAGTGCGAAAACGCCATCAGGGGAGGGTATCTTCATCCCCGTGTGAACAATGACGCGTTCGCCGGACTCGATCGTCGGCCGCATGCTGTCGCCGTCCGTCTCTAGGATGATGATCTCCGAGTCCCTCGCGCGGATTTCTTCGCGCATGAACCGCTGCGGAAATTTCCAAGCCTCCGGCTTCACCGGATCAGCATAATCACCGTCATGCCTGACTTCCCGGCCTTCGATCTGGCCGCCGCCACCCAGCCCGGCCCGCACATCAATCTCGAAAATTCCCGACGTAGGCCGAGCTGGCGTGTCGATGTCGTGCCGCTCGAAGTCACCATCGGCTTCCTTCGGGCCCTTGCCGGTCAGCAGGTAGTCTTGGGTCGTTCGTAACGCCGCTGCAATTTCTTTCAGCTTACGCGGCCGCTCGACTTCGCCCGCCTCGATACTGGCGACGCCCTGCTGCTTCATGCCGATGGCCATCGCAAGCTGATCCTGGCTCACGCCGATTTCGACACGACGGGCGGCGATCCGGGGTCCGATTGCGTGTTTGATTTTCTTCATGAATCAGACGCTACAGAAAATTTGGTAGCCGCTCGCCAACAGAAAAATCGGTAATTCCACTTCTCGAATCACCGAAAAATCGGTAACGCTCGCTGCATGAATGATTCGCAGCGTGATGCACTGAAAGAGGTCGAGACGATCGCGGGTGGCCAAACAAAGGCCGCCGAACGGCTCGGCGAGTCTCAGTCGCAGTGGTGGTACTGGACCAATCGCTCGAAGAAGGGACCACCCGGCCACGTCGCTCTCAAGATCGAGACTGAGTTCGGCATTTCACGCTCGCGCATTCGTCCTGACCTTTATCCACCCTCAGAAACCGAGGCCGTTCAATGAAGGGCAACGTATCCTCACGCGCCAAAAACGCCAAAAAGGGGCATTTCCGGATTCGGAATCAAAAGCGCCAAATCCAGAATCCGATTTCTCCGACCATGCAAAAAGTGCGGGACATTCTTCCGCAGCATAAGCCCTCGATTGAATTGCATCTTTTGACCGATGTGCCGGTCTCGACCTGCCAAAAGATGCTCACGGGGCAAACCCCTGAAAATCTGCAGGCAATCACCGGACTCCTGCGCAGCAAGCACGGCCGCGACGTGCTGTTTGCCCTGATGGGCGACGCCCGGCCGGAGTGGTTCAGCAAGTATCGGCAGCAGCTCGACGTCATCGATGCGAACCGCGCGCTGAAGGAAGCCGAAGCCAAGGTCGCGAAGATCAACGCCGAGGTGTTCCGATGATGGAGCAGCTCGCGCAATTCTCCGCCGATCCGGCGATGAAGCCCGCCGTCACCGTCCTGATCGCGGCGGCGTGCATCGCGCTGATCATCGTGTTCTTCGCGCTGGTCTATGTCGCCGATCGGGACCGGCTCCGGATCGAACCGACCGAATTCGACTTCTCCAATCTGCCGGGTTTTTCCCGCGACCAGCTCGAGCGGATTGCGCGCATGCCATTGCCGCCGGTCGACCAGGACCCGCGCGCTTTCACCATTCACCACACTTCGCCAGAGGTTACCCTCCGGTCGAAGCGCGCCGGCACCGTCTTTCACATCCCCTCGGGCGGTGCCGGCGTTTCCACATCAGGAGCGCGTCATGGCTCCTGATCGCGAGGCTCAGTTTCTTGCGTCCCTCGCGGTGGCGGCCGCCGAAGCGTATCTCGGCGGCCGCTCGAATGCGTATGCGCTCGGTGAGGAAGCCGATCGCATTGCCTGTCGCGTGCTGGTGGTCAGCAGAGCATCCGCGGACGTACCGGATGCACTCTCGAATGCGTATGCGCTCGGTGAGGAAGCCGATCGCATTGCCTGTCGCGTGCTGGTGGTCAGCAGTGCATCCGCGGACGTACCGGATGCACTGCGGCTGCTGGTCGTCGCGATGCGCCGGACGTCGGTGGCTCTCGGTGCTCAGCAGGCGCGATGGTCCGAGGTCATGGCGGCGCTCTGCAAGCTCGTGCGCCACGAAGCCGTGGTGATAAAATGAACAAGCCAGTCTCCGCCATCCTGTCAAATCTGATTGTCCTTGCCGAAGAGTTCGTGGTGAAGCCGCGGATCGTGCTCGGTTCAGCCGCCCTGCATCAGCGGCTGATGTCGATCGGCGAGGACGTGCGCGCGGCCGATGCCCGGCTCCAAGAGGGCGGCCCGACCACGGCGGCTGGCATGGTGATGGTGTCTGCGCTGGAGCAATACCTGCAGGCCGATGAGCCGCTGCGCGGCATGTGGCTGATCGTCGCCGGCGCGCTGCTTCCGCTGCTGCGGACCGAAACATTCAAGGCCATCACCAACGAGCGAACCGCGAGGGCTTCATCATGAGCGGCGACCGCATCACCGAATTGCAATCGATCTACGCCGGAATCCATCAGCAGGTTCTGGATGCTTATCGTTGTTCGGATAACCCGGACATTCAGGAGCTTCAGGAACGAGAAGAGCGCGTTGTCCGGGAATTGCGATCCCTTCGCGCTGATCCATATCCGATTGATCCTGTCCGCGCGGGGAGGGCCTGCTGATGGCGAAGTCAGACATCGAATGGACTGGCTTCACCTGGAATCCGACCAAAGGCTGTTCACTCAACTGTTTCGCGATGCGCCATGCCTACCGTCTCGACGGCGTCGAACACAACGGCATGCCGACGGTGCGGCCATGACCGAACTCCGACGCATCGATCTGAAACCATTTAGCGGTCGATTCGGCGGTTCATTGCAGCCCGACAACGGTCCGAGACCGACGCTGCAATGGGTGTCGATCACGCTACTTCGGATTGACCCGAGTTATCAGCGCCATGTTCTGCGCGCCGGTGAAAAGAATATCATTGCCATCGCGCGGGCTTTCGAGTGGGCGAAATTTGCGCCCGTGATCGTCTCGCCGATCGCCGGTGGGCTATTTGCCATCATCGACGGCCAGCACCGCGCGACCGCGGCGGCGCTGTGCGGACACAAGCAGGTGCCCTGCCAGATCGTAGATGCCGATCGGCGAAAACAGGCGGAGGCGTTCGCAGCGGTGAACGGCAACGTCACGGCGATGAGCAGCCTGCAGTTGCACGCTGCGCGGATTGCCTCCGGTGAGCCGAAGGCGCTGGCCTTGGCCGAGGCCTGCGCAATGGCCGATGTCACGATCTGTCGTTATCCGGTGCCGGGAAACAAAATGAAGCCCGGCGAGACGCTGGCCTGCGGCGTCCTGCAAGGCTTGCTGACGAAGTACGGCCGCGACGTCTTTGTGGCGGCATTGAGCTGCATCACGAAAACCCGCAAGGGCAATCCCGGCATGATCCGGGCCCAGATCGTGGAGGCTCTGTGTGCGGTCCTCGAAGCGGAGCCGTCCTGGGCTGATGACCTGAAGCGCTTGATCTTCGCGATGCAGACCTTCGATTTTGCCGTCGCGTTCAATGAGGCGCGGTCGGCCGCGATCAGCGAGGGCTGCTCCATCGGGAATGCCCTGGTCGACAAGATCGGATCACATCTCGAGTCCACGTTGCCGGTGTCTCCATGACAATGCTTGCGCAATACGAACGGGCACGGGCCGCGCTCGCGGATGCCACGCGCGTGGAGCAGGTGCTTCCGCTGCGCGATGAGATTGAACACATCAAGCTGCATGCGCGCCAGATCCGCGATCGTGTTTTGATGGCCGAGGCCTCGGCATTCCAGATGCGGATCGAGCGGCGGCTGGGTGTGCTGCTGCAGGCGGCAAAGGAACAGGGTGAACTCGCCGAGCGGGGCCGTCGAAAGAGCGATGGTGACGGCGTCGCGACGCTGGCGGAGATCGGCGTCGATCGCAAGCTGGCGGCCAAGGCGCAGCGGGCAGCGGCGCTGCCGGAGCCGGAATTTGAAACCATTATCACCGGCATGCGCGAGCGGATGGCATCTGGCAAGGCCATCATGGTCGATCCGATCGACCAGGCGCGGAAGGACGGCGAGCTCGCGGCGCGGCGCGCCGCGCATGCTGCGCGCGCGCTGACCGGCGGCTGCGTCGCGGATCTGGGAAGGCTGGCTCAGTCGGGTTACCGCGCGGGCTCAATCGGCGCCGATCCGCAATGGAAGTTTCTGACGCGCTCGGCCGAAGGCGACGGCCGATCGGCAAACGCCCATTACAAAACCGAGGAAGTCGAGAAGATCAAAAACCTGCCGGTCAACGAGCTGCTGGCCGATGACGGTGCATTCTACATGTGGATGGTTGACTGGTGTCCGCAGGATGCGCTCGATCTGCTCGCGCATTGGGGTCTGCGCCACGTCACCACAGCGTTCACCTGGGTCAAGATGAATCAATCCGGTGAGGGCTGGCACATGGGACAGGGCTACTGGACCCGTGCCAATCCCGAACAATGCTGGCTCGCGACGAAGGGGGCACCGAAGCGGCTCTATGCCGACGTGCACCAGCTCATCGTCGCGCCGGTGATGGAGCATTCCCGCAAGCCCGACGAATGGCTCGATCGCATCGAGCGGCTAACCAAGGGCGAATATCTCGAACTCAATGCACGCCGGCTACGCAAGGGCTGGATGAGTTGGGGCGATGAACTCGAATTCACGGGGAGGACTGCGTAATGCCGGATCTCGTCGAGCAAAAAGTGAAGATCGGCGTCGATGCATATGGTCGCCTTGTCGAGGCGACTTACTACAAAAATTATGATGGCAAGGTCATGTGGCGGATCAAATCGCATCCCGTTTCTCAGAGGGACGAAGGCGAGCAAATTCACAGTCTCACCGACGAAAACCTGCGGCAACTCCGGGCTGCGTTGGATGCGGTGCGCCGATGAGCCGACACAAAACCGGCAAAGAGAAACGCCGTCGCAAGAAGGTTGCGAAGCGACGTGCCAATCGGGCACGGCGTCGCGCGCGAATTCTTGCCGGAGGCGAGAATGTCTGAACGCCTTCGCCTCGCGAATCGCCGTTTGCACGAAACTGTTGCGACAGAAATGTTCGATCAGCGCTTCAAGATCGGATTCGGGCGCGATCTCGTGAATATTGAAGAGCATTCAGATCATCGCATTGCCCGGCTCGGGCCGATCGCGGAAGTCTTCATCAACGCGCAGAAGCCAAATTCCATTCTCGACATGATGTGCAGCGATGCCGCGATCCTGATGTCGCTCGCGCTCCAGTTCGGTTGTCCGCCCGATGTCGTTCGCCGCGCGCTCAAGCGCAACCCGGATGGCTCGCCGGCGTCGCCGATGGGCTTTGCTGCCGATCTTCTGGAGGAAGATTCATGAAGGAACAATTGCCGCTCGCGATCGTGAAGGACCTCGCGCATGAATGTGCCGACCGGACCTGCGCAGAAATTTACCGGAAGATGGCACTCGTCGACCATCCTCTCGATCAACTGATGATCTCGATAGAATCCGTCATGCGTGGCCTCGCGATCGGCACCGCGTGTCTGTCGATCTACTGCGGGGAGAAATTCGATCCTGTCGATCTTGGTATTGCGCTGTTGACTGCCATCAGCGACGGGCGAAGCGACGGCGATCTAGCAGAGGTCGCCATGCAACACCTGAAAAAATCCCAATCTGCAAAAACCTGACGGAGAGAAAGTTATGGATATCCAAGTGCCTCTCAATAAGCTGAAGTTCGGACACGACGCCGCCGCCGGCATCAATGCCCGCGTGGCTGGCCGTCTGGAGGGCATCGAAGAACTGGCGGCAAATCTGTTTGCGCGCGGCCAGATCGAAAACCTCATCGTCAAGGCTGGCAAGGATAGTCATTATTATGTCAGCAACGGCAATCGCCGCCTCGCGGCGTTTCATCAGATTTACGGCAAGGACAGCGATCGGCCGATCCCGTGCACGCTGCGCGAGGGCGACGACGCGGCCGCGTTCGAGGATTCGCTGACGACCGCGGTCACCGCGCGGCAGCTTCATCCGGTCGACCAGTACGAGGCGTTCGCGCGGCTCGACGATATCGGCAAGACGCATGAAGAGATCGCGCGGCAATACGGCATGACCGAAAAGGAAGTGCTGCAGGCGCTGGCGCTCGGCAAACTCTCTCCGAAGATCCGTGATGACTGGCGCGCCGGCAACATCCGCACCGAAGTCGCCCAGGCGTTCACGCTCACCGGCGACCGCAAGACCCAAGAAAAGGTCTACGCCAAGCTGCGGAAGGAAAGTCATCTCAGTGTGTCGACGGTTCGCGAAGAACTCGCCGGCAACGGAACGGATGCCGGCGCGGCGGTCGAGTTTGTCGGCCGCGAGGCCTATGAGGCGCGTGGCGGCTCAGTCATCGTCGATCTGTTCAAGAACAACCACATTGTTTCGGATGCGGGTTTGTTGAATGCGATGGTCGCGGAGCGGCTGCAGGCGGAATGCCAAAAGCTGGTCGATGTGGGCTGGATGTGGGCGTCGAAGAAGGATGATCTGCCAGCGTCGTATTACACTTGGCCGGTTACCAAAGTGAAGGTGCAGGACTATTTCACCGACGAAGAACGTGCACTTGCAGAGGATCTGCAACGCAAGATCGGCGACATCGAGAATGACGCTGACGCTGACTACGGCGATGACGACGAATTGCAGGATCAACTGACTGCGCTGGAAGCTCGCGTTCGTCCCCGCGGCTTCACCGCGAAGCAGATGGCGAAGCTCGGTTGCGTGGTCGACGTCGATCACGACGGTGCTCTGACCATCGAATATGGCATCTCGCGGCCGGTGGTGACGTCGACCAAGGCCGCTGCTGCGGCCGCACCCACTGCCGGCGCGGCTCCGGAGGTTAAGAAACCATCCGCCAAAGCGACTGAAGCTCCGGAAGAGCCAGAGATTTCCAACGCGCTGAAGCATCGGCTTTCGGTGCAACTGACGCGCGGAACGGCAACCGCGCTGCTGCAGGACCCTGAACTGGCGCTGATCCTGATGCTGGCGGCGTTCGCCTCGCATGGCAACTCGGTGCGGGTCAATGCACTCGGGCTCGGATCGTCGACACTGGATCTGACGGGACAGGAAGAACTGCCGATCAACATCGAACTCTTCAAGAAGATGAAACCTGCGGAGCGACTCGAGATGGTCGCGGCCGTGACCGCCGGTGCGCTGAGCTTCGAGAATGTCTCGCTCGATGGGGATGAGTACGGCGAAGCGGACGACGTCCGCGCGATCTGCAATGAGATCGATCCCAAGGCCCTGAACGCGGCGCTCCGCGGAGCCTTCGATGCCAAGGACTATTTCGGCGGCGTGAACAAGGCGCTGTGTCTGACGGCGATCGGGGAAGCCCTCGGCCCTGACGCCGCGCGGCAGCAGGCCAACAACTCGAAACTGGAGATCGCCGCGTTCGCCATCGAGAACGTCCCGGACACCGGCTGGCTGCCGGCGCAACTGCGGGCCAAGGGCTATGACGGACCGCCCGCGAAGAAGACCGCCGCGAAGGTACCCGCAAAGAAGACAGCCAGGGCGGCGAAAAAGAAGACCGTGAAGAAAACGGCAAAGAAGAAGAGCAAGCGCTGAACGCCAACTGCTGAAAGCGGATCATGGGAACGGAACTGCATACTGACGGGCCGGTGGTGTTCACAGCACTGCCGGCAGGGCGCGAGTCTGTCTCGCTCGGCCGCGTCCAGGTCGGCGAGATCGGGCCTGTGCACGATCCTCGCAGTCTCTACCCGATCTGCTTTCAGCTCTATCTGCCGCTGATCGCAACCATTGGGCGATGGCATCCCGCGCGCGATCGCGACGAAGCACATCGCAAGATTCGATCCCTCATCAATGACTGGCTCAACGCCGCGGACTTGCGGCCAAATGCGGAGACGGCGGATGCAGAAGACTAGCCGACGACAGTTGCTCAAGGGTGCCGGTGCGACCGCCAGCCTCATCATCTGCGAGGCAGTATCGCCCGCAGCGGCGGCCGTTCTCGTCCCGCTGCAGGCATGTGGATGCCCGCGCGTTCATGAAATTTCCTACGGCCACACCTGCACGGTCCACGACAAGGATGGCAAACGCTGGGATGCTTACACCTTTGAGGAAATCGTCGCACTTTCTCGCGCTGAGATATCGGTGCAGACCGAGACAACGGAATGGAGCTGCTATTGCGGGCGGCACGACGAGAATTTCGATCCGATCGTTCCTGTCGGCACGCGCGGCGTGTGGGAAAACACCAGCTACGAATACGACGAGTGGGAATTTACCTGCGCTGACGAATACCTCGCGTCGTGGATACGCGGCACCGCGATCGACTGGATTGCCGAGGCCAAAAAGGATGGCTTCGCATGAAACCTAATAAGGCATTTCGAAAATTCGGCTTGGCTGTCGCGCGGGCGCCGGAAGGCGCGCAGCTCGTGGTCGGCCTCGTCTGGATTCAGAAGAAAGGTTGGCGCATTGCGATGAATGTCCATACCGCGATGCTGCATCTCGCACCGGGTGAGGCGCGAGGGTTGGCGGATACTTACGACAAGCAGCATCGCAGCCGCGAGTATGCCGGCACGATTACCGGCCTTGAATGGGTTGCACCGGAACTACGCTCTCTCGCCGATGAAGTCGAGCAGAAGACCCGTGACAATGTTCTCCCGGACGGACTGATTGACATCATTCAGCCTGAGGGTCGCGCATGACCGGCTCGACAACCTTCGATCGCATGAGCGCGGCGGCGGCCGCCGAAGCGGGCCACATCGAGATCGTGCAGGCCGCGCTCGTCGAAGCCGGCATTCGGACTGAGCCGGACAGGGGGCAGCTCGCGCTGCGCGATGACTTCGACGGCATCGTGCGGCTGATCGAACTTATCAAGAACGACACATTGGTTCTGGAGCGCCTGACCCGGAAATGAGCGGCCGCAAGAAACACGACCTTGACGATGTGCGGGCACGCAATCCGCTCGCGAGCGTCGCCGGCGGATATGTCCAGTTGCGGCGCGCCGCCGGCAGGCTGGTCGGCCCGTGTCCGATCTGCGGCGGCCGCGTTACGTCGCAGCGCTTCGAGGTGATCGAAAAGACCGAGAGCTGGGTCTGCGCGGTGTGCCAGGACGGCGGTGACGTCATCCGGCTGGTCGAGAAGGTCGAAGGTTGTTCGTTCCTCCATGCCGTCGAGCGGCTGGGCGGGCGCGAGGTCGCCGATCCGGCCCAGATGCAGCGGCTGATCAACGAGCGCGAAAGCAAGCGCCTGGCGCGCGAGCTTGTGGCGGAACAGTATCGCGAGGCCGAACGCAAGCGCCTCTGGAAGACGTGGACCTCTGCGCTCGACATTCAGGGCACCCATGCTGCGGCCTATCTCGGCGGCCGCGCGCTGCACTTGCCGCCGCGATGTCCGGGCCTGCGCTATCTTCCCAAGGCACCTTATTTCCACGGTGAAGAGATCAACGAGCGCGGCCGCAAATCGGCGTGTCAGATCCACAGCGGGCCTGCGATGCTCGCAGCATTCATCCGGCCGGACGGACATTTCGGCGGGCTGCATATGACCTGGCTGACCGCCGATGCCGCGCCGGTGAAGATCGAACTCACAGATCCCGACAGCGGCGAAGTCCTCAACGCGAAGAAAATGCGCGGCTCCAAGATCGGCGCACACATCTGTGTCGCACCGACGCCGGCATCACCAAAGCGGCTGGTGATCGGCGAGGGCATCGAAACCGTGCTTGCGGTCTATACGGCGTTCGCTTTGTGCGGCCGTGATGTCTCCGACATGGCGTTCTGGGCGGCCGGTGACCTCGGCAATCTCGCCGGGCGCGCGACAGAAACCATTTCTCATCCTACGTTGAAGCGGCCGAACGGTCGCGCGCAATCGCTTCCGGGCCCGTTCCCTGATCCTGACGACAGTGGCTTGTCGATCCCCGATTCTGTCGACGAGCTGATCCTGCTCGGTGATGGCGACAGCGAGCCTGTTCTGACGCAGTGCGCGATGGATCGCGCCGCGCGCCGTTACGCGAAACCCGGTCGCACGATCCGCATTGTGTTCGCGCCGGCAGGCCTCGACTTTAACGATGTGCTGAAAGCTGCCGCATGAACTCTGGCGCGATAGAAGTCCTGAAGCTGATCGATGCCGCGCCGGCATTCGCCGAGCCTGATGCGATTGACCAGAAGGCCATCGACGAAGCGGTGCGCGCGTTCGGCCTGGCTGAACTCGATGCGGCGCTCGTGGCGGTGCGATCTGCCGAGGGCGAAGCTCGTTCCGAGAAGCTCTCGGCCGCGGCCGTGGCGATCGGCGAACTGGCGGCCGCCGGCGCCCTTCACGAGGGCTTCGCGCGGGCCGCGCTCGAGGAAGCTGCGGCGACATGCGGGCTGATCCGCGATCTCAGGGCGCGCGCGGTAAAGTCCGCGATCACTGCCGGGTTGAAGGCCGGGATAAAGAAACCGCGCGATCTGGCACCGGTGCGCCGCTCAGCGGCGCAAAGTCGGCCGCGACCAGCGGCCGTCATTAAACCTTCCCTTTCTTCCTCGCCGTCGCCTTCGCCTCCCGCTTCGGCCGCCGCCGCTGCCGTCCCTCCCAGCCGGGAGGGCAAATCGGAATGCTCCCAAACGGGAGCATCGTCGGCGAAAGCCTCTGCTGCGAGTGTAGAGGGCGCGGGCAAGCCGCCGCGCGTGACCGAAAGCGATGACGAATTGAACATGCGGCTGGCGTTCTTTCCGCTGACCGATCTCGGCAACGCCGAACGCTTTCGCGAGCGTTACAAGAACCGCCTGAAATGGTGCAAGGCGCTGGGCTGGCTGGCATGGGACGGCAAACGCTGGAGCCGCGACAACGCCGACAGCCTGGTCAAGATTGCCGAGCATGACACGGTTCGGGCGATCCAGTTCGAGGCCGATGCCGTGCGCGACAGCGGCCGAGACGACATCGAGGACGACGGCCGCGACTTCGTCGTTGAGCCGGACGAAGACGAGCCGGTTCTGTATTCCGACAAAATCGCCAAGTGGGGCCGCGCCTCCGAGGCCGTGAACAAGCTCGGCGCACTGAGCAAGCGCGGCGAGCCATACTTCGCGATCGGGATCGATAGGCTCGATGCCGACAAGTTCAAGATCAATGTCAATAACGGGACGCTGATCATCGCGCGCAGGTCCGAAGGCGATTACGTTACCTTCAAGCCGCATGACCCTGATGACCTGATCACAAAAATCTCGCCGGTCGATTTCGACCCGGATGCGATCTGTGACGAATACGACAAGTTCCTCGCGCGCGTGCAGCCCCGGCTCGAGATGCGGGCGTTCCTGCATCAATGGGGCGGGCTGTCGCTCACCGGTGATGTCAGCGAGCAGAAGCTGGCGTTTCTCTATGGCAAGGGCGGCAACGGCAAATCGGTGCTGGTCGACGTCTGGAGCTTCGTCGCCGGCGACTATGGCGACACGGTGCCGATCGAAACCTTTATCGATCAGGGCAAGTCGCGCAGCGCGGGGCAGGCAACGCCGGATTTGGCGATGCTGCCCGGTGTCCGCATGCTGCGCACATCTGAGCCGGAGAAGAATTCGAAACTCGCCGAAGCCATGATTAAACTGGTGACCGGCGGCGAGCCTATTCTGGCGCGGCATCTGAACAAGGACTTCTTCAAGTTCTATCCGCAGTTCAACCTCACGATGTCCGGCAACTATCGGCCGACGATCTCCGGTACCGACGAAGGCATCTGGCGTCGCGTGCGCCTGGTCCCGTTCAATGTGACCATCCCGAAAGATGAGCGCGACCCGCATTTGCCGGAAAAGCTGCGCTCGGAAGCCAGCGGCATTCTCAACCGCCTGCTCGATGGCCTGCGCCACTGGTGCGACAAAGGCCTCATCGAGCCGGAAGAGGTGACCAAGGCAACCGCGGACTATCGATCATCGAGCGATCCGCTCGGGCGCTTCCTTGCGACGTGTGTCGAGGCCTCGGTGGATTCGCGCGTGCAATCGAGCGTGCTGCATCAGGTGTTTGAGGCGTGGTGCAAATCATCGGGCGAGAAGGTGTGGACCAACAAGGGTCTTTCCATGGCGATGGAAGAGCGCGGCTTCATAAAGAAACAATCCGACGTGATGTGGTGGCAGGATATTAAACTGATCCGAACCGTGAGCGATTTCGTCGATCGCGAGGGTCATCCGATCAAAATCAGCGACAAGGATGAAGGCGGACATGGTGGTGATGTAGGCGATACGCCGTTCTGATCCTCCCATCCTCCCATTTCGGGACGATTGGCGGGTGACGTAACTGTTTGATGTTTCTGCGTTTGGGAGGATGTGGGCGATTCGGGAGCTTTTTTCTATATGCATCACGTGCGCGTGCGCGCGCACACGGGACAACCTTAGAAATAAGCTCCCAATCCTCCCAATTTCCCAAGTGATTTAAGTAATGCCCTTTCCATAAGGGTTTCTAGGCTGGGTGGATGGATATGAGGTTTGAGACAACCTCCCGTCGATCCTCCCGGTTAAATGTTCCGGATCGGAACATTTGAGACTGACCAACATGTCGAGGGGATATCGATTGTTGGAGATGCAAGATGGAAGATCGGTTTCGGGATTGGCACCTTGTGCAGGTCAGCGACGGGCTCGACAGCGTGACGGTCGATTTCCTGAAGAGGGTTGGTGTTCTGCTCTATCGGCCGCTGATGCGCAGCATGCAACTCGTGCCGCGAAAGAAGCTGTCGCGGAAACAGCGGACCTCGGCGCTTCGTCCTGTCCGGGAAAAGATTGCACCGTTGTTTCCCGGCTACGCGTTTGTGACATTCGCGGAGGCGGGAGAGCGCTGGCGCGAGGTCTTCAAGATTGCACATATCCGCGGGCTAGTTTGTGCAAACGGGCTGCCGGCATCAGTTTCATGGGACCTGATCGACCGACTGCAGAGACGCGAGGTCGACGGTGCTGTGCCGGCGTCGATTAAGCTCACTGAGTTTCCATTTCCGATAGGTTCGCGTGTGCGTGTTAACGATGGCCCGTTTGCGTCGTTTCCCGGGATGGTCTCGATGATCCCTCGCCTCGATGGTGTGGATTGGGAAAATGCGACGCTCGACGATATTGACGAATCAGTACGTCTGGAAATACTCGTCGACATCTTCGGAAGGCCAACGCCGGTTGCTTTGGCTCTCTCGCAAATCGAAAAGCTCTAACAGCCACCCCTGCAGCCACCCCATGACCACCTGGGCTGCTGCTGCATAGGACACAAGCCCCGCCGTTGTGCGGGGCTTTCTTGTTTTGGGTACAGGTTCATCAAACCTGCTGGAGTGATAGCGATGTAAGCCATCTCATCTGCTTAGGAGGGCAACACGCCGCGTTCGAAAGAGCGCGGCGTTTCCTTATTGTGAGGTGTAGAATTAGCCTTCGTCGCCTCACAGGGTGAGCCTCCGATGCGCAGGTGGCGATGCAAACCCGCCACCTGCGTTGGGGTCACAATGCCATCCAAGCCGAAGGTGTTTAGTCCGCGTCGATCGCAAAGCACCGCTGAGCGGGATAAGGCATTTGACTTACGGCGTGGGACTGCTCGGCAACGTGGCTACGGTCACCGCTGGGACCGGGCATCGGCAGGGTTCAAGCTGAGCCATCCGGTTTGTCTTGGATGCGAGGCCATCGGTAGGGTTGCTGCCACGGATGTCACTGACCATGTGGAACCTCACAAGGGCGACATGGCGAAGTTCTGGAACAGCGCGCTATGGCAGCCTGCATGCACTTGGCACCACAGCGTCGTGAAGCAACAGCTCGAAGCGATGTTCGCACAGGGCAAGCTCTCTGTCGCTGATCTGTGGCTGAACAGTGCGGTCGCTGTCCGTCTCAGTCTGTCGCTACTCCCACAGTAGGGGGGTGGTCGAAAGTTTGAAACCGAAGGGTCCGGACCGGCAGGTTAGAACAGCGTTTTTTGCCGCAAAATTCCGGAAAATATTTTTTTTGAGGCTGCATGGGTCGAAAGCGAAGCGATCCGCTCGATCAGGCGGCCATGGGCTACCCGAACAAGCGGAAGACAAAAACCGAGAAGGCGATCGCAGAGGCGGAGCGGTACGCTCAGTTGCTGGCTTTGCCGCGCGATAGCAGTGAGACGTCCGGGTCACCGCCGGCATATCTCTCTGATCCGCGCATGGCTGCCGCGCTGGCCGTCTGGTCTGAGTACGCGCCGCGGCTGGACCAACTCCACCTGCTGGCCAAGCTGGATCGGCACACATTCGCGTTGTTTTGCATCTATGCGGCGGAATTCGTCATTGCGAACGAAGATGTGCTCGCAAAGGGCTATTCCGTGATGGTCAAAACCGTGTCCGGCGATCGGATGCCGCGAGAGAATCCATCGGTTGCGCGGCGTGACTTTGCGTCCAAGATGATCCTCGAACTTTCCAGCAAGTTCGGCCTCACCCCTGCCGATCGAAACAAGCTGCTGCGCGACGGCGCAATGCGGTTTGATGACGAGACGTTGTTCGGGCGCGTGCGCGCCGAGTCGCCAGCCGCCGGTCAAACCGACGCGCCGGCGGTCGATGTGCCGCCAGCAGCGCCGGCAGAGGGATCATCAGCAATCGGTTCGTTATCGAATTTCGACTCCCTGCCGCCGGGCGCGAAACCGAACTGATGGTGTATGCAGTCGCCTCCGCAGACGGATACGTCGGCCATCGCCATTGCGGCCGTTGCTGGCGAACAACTCTATCCTGAGCCGGAGTGGATCACCCACGCGGCCGACGAACTGGGCTATGCGTGGGCGCGGACAGCCTGGCAGCGCGCGGCCCGTGTCCCCGGTGCTTGGTTCGATGCTGCAAAGGCTGATGCGGTCATTGAGCGTTGGCCGAAGTGGTTCAAGCTGACGGTTGGCCGCTTCGCGGGCATTCCGTTCCGGCTTTCGGTCTGGCAGGAAATTATCGTTCGGCTTTTGGTCGGCTGGAAAGCTCCGATCGAAGTCATCGATCCTGAAACGCATAAGCCGACACAGGTTCACGTTCGGCTCTTCCGCGAGCTGCGGCTGTGGGTGCCGCGCAAAAACGGCAAATCGGAATTCCTAGCGGCGCTCGCGCTGTTGTTCTGGGCGATTGAGGGACAGCGTCGCGGTGCGGGCTTTTGCTTCGCTCACGATGAGAATCAGGCGCGCGAAGTCTTCGACAAGATGGGCGATATGATCGCCTATGCGCCTTCGGTGTTCAGAACACCGTCGACCGGCGAGGCGATCAAGGTCTTCGCGAAGCAGCTCTGGAATCCTGAGCTGCGCTCTCCCTTCCGGCTGATGCCTGGCAAGGCCAAAGGCAAGCACGGTCGCGCGCCGTTTGTTACGGTCGGCGACGAAATGCACGAATGGGTGTCGACCGAACTGGCCGACACCCTTCGGCAGGGTGAGGGCACGTCGCTTCAGCCGATCAGGCTGTATGCGTCGACAGCCGGTCTGAAGTCGCAGAAGACCGGTTGGAAGCTCTGGGAGGAAAGCCAGAAGATCCTCGATGGTCGGATCGATGATCCGACCACGCTAGTTGTGATCTTTGCTGCCGACGAAGACGCGGACTGGCGCGACCCGAAATCGTGGCGTGCGGCGAACCCGTCGATCGGCTTGTCGCCGACGATGGCGTTCCTGCAGGGTGAAGTCGCGAAGGCTGTGACGCCAGCAGGTGAAGCAGCGTTTCGTCGCTACCATCTCAACCAGTGGGTTGAGAGCCTGTCGCGCTGGATATCGCTGAAGAAGTGGGACGCTGCGACACCTGACGCCGAGGCGTGGAAGCGGATGCGCGAGGAATTGAAGGGGCGTGAATGCATCCTCAGTTTCGACTCTACCAAGAGTTTCGACCTTGCGAGCATGTGCCTGCGATTTCCGCCGGTGTCGCCGGGAGAGCGCACAAAATTTTTGTGGGACTTCTGGCTGCCGAGCGAAACCATTGAGAAGCGCGTTGCGGCCGAGCAAACGCCATTCGATGCATGGGAAGCAGCCGGCGCGCTGACACAGATACCGGGTGGCGTCTTCGAAATCGATTATGCAGTTGAGGCTGCGCTTCAGAATTGTTCTGACTTCCGCGTGACGAAGATTGGTTGGGACAGTTGGAACGCCCTCGAATTCTATAATCGCCTGGTCAAGGCGAACTTGCCTGAAGACATGTTCGTCGAAATGCGCTTCGGCACAAAGTCGCTCGGGCAGGGCACCAAGGAATTCGAGCGGAAGGTGTTCGGCGGCGAAATGGACCACGGCGGCCATCCGGTTACGCGTTGGATGATCGGGCACTGCAACGTCCGGTTTGATGAAAACATGAATTACGTGCCCGCGAAAAAGCGATCGGAAGATTCCATCGACGGCATCGTTGCAGCCGTTATGACGGAAGCTCTTGCGATGGCTCCCGAGGCACCACAACCGGGACTCGTGCTTTTATGAGCCTGCTTTCCGATATCGGCAGTCTGTTCAGCGGCTCGGCTTCGCGCGCAGTTGTTGTGCCGGAGAACTTCGAACCGCCGAAAAACTCCGGTCAAGTGCCAATCACGGAATACGTTCGCGGGTCGCAGGCGTGGTCCGACCTGTTTGGTCCGGCCAACGGCCTGCCGCCGCTTACCGAACAATCGGCCGCGACGGTCACTGCGATTCATGCGTGCTGGGCGTTGATTGCGGGTGCTATTCAGACGCTGCCAGTCCACATGATGAATGTCGCGCTGGCGACGGGTGAGCGAACGAGGATCTACGATGATCAACTGCTCTGGGTCCTGAACGAGGAAATGTCGCCGAGATGGCCTGCGCCGATCGGCTGGGAATATCTGGCCCGGTCGATTTTGGCGGAAGGGGACGCGCTCGCCGTCATCAAGCGCGATCCGAGCTATAAGCCGATCGGCCTTGAGCCAGTGCATCCCCGACGTGTGCTGAATGGCGTGGTGCGGCAGACCGGAAGGCTGTTTTATTCAGTCGCGCCGGAGATGTTATCGAACGGTCAGACGATCGGCGAAACCCGAGTTTATGACCAGGACGATATCTTGCACATTCCTGGTTTCGGCTTCGATGGCCTGCGCGGGCAGACGCCGCTGCGCTACGCACTTCGTAATGCCGGCGGTGTTGCTTTGGCGTCGCAGGAGTATGCGGGCCGATTCTTCACGAACGGGGCGCGCCCGGATTACGCGCTTTCAACGGATCAGAACCTCGGCCTGCCGAAGATCAACGAACTTCAAACTCTGATTGACGAGCGTCATCGCTCGGTCGAGAACGCGCATCGGCCGATGCTGCTGCATTCAGGTCTGAAGATGACCAGCCTGCAGATATCAGCAAGCGATATGCAGTTGCTGGGGCAGCGGCAGTTTCAGGTCGAAGAAATCGCGCGAGCCTACGGCGTCCCGCCGTTCATGATCGGCCATAACGAAAAGACGACGAGCTGGGGCTCGGGCGTTGAGGCCATGTCAATCGGCTTCGTGCGTTACACGTTGCGCCCATATCTCAACAAGTTTGAGCGGGAGCTGGACCGTAAGCTGTTCCGCACGCGCGCGCGTGTGACGTGCTTCGATACGTCGGACCTCGAACAGGCCGACATGAAGACGCTCTACGAAAGCCTGCGCGTAGCGGTCGGCCGCGCCGGCGAGCCGCGGATCATCACTCCCGACGAAGCGCGTGCGCGACTGCGTTACCCGAAGAAGGGCGGCGCGGCCGATGAACTCGGCGTCAACGTCGGCGCCGCGCCCGCGAAACCTGCCGCGTCAACCGATCCGGCCAAAGAGGAATCTGCATCATGATGGACCGCCGTCTGCTCAACCTGTTTGCGGCCAATCGGAAGAAGGGCTCTTTTCGCGCCGAGTCGACCGCGGCAGGCAATGTGATCGAGATTTACGATGTCATCGTCTCAAGCGAGATCGATGCTGAGTGGTTTGGCGGCGTTTCGGTGACCGCTGTGGTGAGAGCCCTGAAAGCGATGTCCGGGCCGGTGCTGATGCGGATCAATTCACCGGGCGGTGATGTGTTCGCGGGTGTAGCGCTCGCGCAGCACATGCGGGAATACGACGGGGAGATCGTTGTCCAGGTCGACGGCTACGCTGCATCGATTGCCTCGATTGTCGCGATTGCAGGTGATCGGGTGATTATGTCGCCCGGCTCCATGATGATGATCCACAAGTCATGGACGTTCGGAGTGGGGAACGCTGACGATCTGCTCGCCATGGCTTCCGTGCTGGAAAAGATCGATGGGCAGATGGTCGAGGCTTACACGTCCCGCTCCGCCGGCAAGAAGACCGATGCCGAGTTTGCGGAGATGCTGAGGGCCGAGACTTGGTTCACGCCGCAGGAGGCCATCGACGCCGGTCTCGCTGACGAGGTCGCGGCCGAGAAGGAGAAGTCCGCGAAGCAGGCACGCGCCCGTTGGGATGTGTCGGCATATGCTAAGGCTCCAGCGCCTGCGTCATTGATCGAGACCCCATACAACGACAATGCGGCCGCAAAGGCGACCGCCGAATTCGAGCGGGATCAGCGTCTTCGTCGGGCGCACCTCCTCAGCCGAACTGCCTAAGCGCGCCGCGCCGAGCAGGACAAGCGCCAAGGCCATCCCGGTCAAGGCGGTCTCTAGCCATGTCATGAAAGGACAGAAGATGGCTTCACTTCAGGAATTGAGAGCGCAGGGCGCGACCATCGTGGCCGCGATGCAGGCAATGGCGGATAAGCCCGCCGATAAGTGGAAGAAGGACGTCGATGGCCCGGAATGGGATAAGCTCGATCAGCAGCTTGTCGATATTCAGGCCAACATCAAGCGTCAAGAGCGGTTGATTCAGGCTGCTGCGGACAACCTTCAGCGCGATCTGGTCGTCGACGCCGGGCTGCGTGTGGGGCACGACAAGAAGTCCGAAGCCTCCACTTTGTTTGCTCGCTGGGTCCGCAATCCCGATCAACTCTCTGCCGAGGACTGGTCCAAGATCCGTGCGACCATGTCCACGACCACGAACAGCCAGGGCGGTTACACCGTCCAGACTGAAGTCCAGAAGACGATCCTCGATGCCCTGAAGGCTTTCGGCGGCATGCGTGCGGTTGCGACTGTGATCCAGACAGGACAGGGCAATCCCATCAATTACCCGACTTCGGACGGCACGTCCGAAACCGGAGAAATCATCGGCCAGAATACGACAGCAACCGCTTCGGACCCTTCGTTCGGTATGGTTCCGCTGAACGTCTACAAGTTCTCGTCGAAGATCATCGCGGTCCCGTTCGAATTGCTTCAGGACTCTGAAGTCGATGTCGAGGGTTTCGTGATCAAGCGTGCCACCACGCGTCTGGGCCGTATCACGAATACGAAGTTCACGGTCGGCGCCGGCGACGGCTCCAGCGAGCCGAACGGCATCATCACTGCTGCCGCCACTGGCGTGACCGCAGCGAACGGCACTTCGCAGGTTACTGCGGTTCTGTATGACAGTCTGATCGACGTACAGCATTCGGTTGATCCCGCTTATCGCGAGACCGGCGAATGCAAGTGGATGATGCACGACTCGAGCGTCAAGGTGATCCGCAAGATCAAGGACGGACAGTCGCGGCCGATCTTCGTGCCTGGCTGGGATTTTGCGATTCCGACCGGTGGCAAGGCTGGCAAGATTCCTGACACGCTGTTGGGCGATGCCATTCAGGTCAATCAGGACATGGCCGTCATGGCTGCCAGTGCCAAGTCGATCGCCTACGGCAAGCTCAACGAGTACACGATCCGCGACGTGATGGATGTGACCATGTTCCGCTTCACGGACTCCGCTTACACCAAACTCGGCCAGGTCGGCTTCCTCGGTTGGCTCCGTTCGGGCGGGAACCTGATCGACGTCGGCGGAGCCGTGAAGCTGTTCGTCAACGGGGCGAGCTGATCGGCTCTATTCCCAAAAATCCGAATGGTGCGGCGTCGGGATAATTCCGACGCCGATCTCTCTTTCAGAAAAGGAAAGCGCGGATGCGCGTTATCATGAAAGCGTACCACACGACCGCCAAGGGTCAGGAGTTGAAGCCCGGCGATATGCATGACTTCGATGACGAAGAAGCTGAGCGCCAGATCAAGATCGGCGGCGCACGCTTGCCAACTGCCGAAGAGGCGGCATCCGCTGCGGCACAGGATGCTGCGAGTGAATTGCTGGCCAAGACCGTCGATGAACTCAAGACACTGGCGGAGGAGCGCAAGGTCGATATCGCAGGCCTGACCCGCAAGGCCGACATTATCGCTGCGCTCGAGCTCGCCGCTGAGAAGCCCGCGGCCTGATCCGAAAACCGCCATCGCTGGGATCAAAGCATATGTTTCGAAACAACGATGTCAGCGATGGCGGTCTTGCTGTGTTGCTCGTGCCACCAGAAGCGCCGGTCATTACCCTTGAGGAGTGCAAGGCGGCGCTGGGTATCAGCGGAACCGAAAAGGACAGTGCCATCACCGCGGCGATCGGCGCGGTGACTGGGACGCTCGATCCTGCCTTTGGCGGCTTTCTCGGCCGGGGGATTGGCACTCAAAAATGGCAGCTTCAGTTGCGCAGCTTCAGCGACCGCCGTCCGAAGCCGCAGGCTTACGCGAATCCATTGGCGATCCCGCTGCCGTATCCGCCGCTGATATCGGTCGACGGCGTTAAGTACATCGACGGCGATGGAAACGACGTCGCCTTGTTGCTTGGGACTGACTTTCGTGTTCTCGGCATGGGTGCGCCGCTCTCGAAGCAATCTATTGCGCCTCTGTATGCAAAGGCGTGGCCAGTTGCTCGCGCTGATGACGCATCTGTCCGCATCGAATTTACCTGCGGATATGACGGTGAAACGAACAAAATGCCGCCGAACTTGCTGCAGGCGATCTGCCTTGGCGTCCGTGCGTTGCTGTCTGCGGGCGCGCGTGACGTGCTTCTCACCGAAGATCGCGTCGAGGGGATCGGATCGCAGCGCTATCAGGCGACAGCGGAGGCCACGGAGATTGTTACGCGCGCTGTTAGCTCGCTTCTTGCAAATCTGGTGACGTCCTAAATGTCACCCGAGGATGCCCTTGCGCAGCACCGCGCATTTATAGGTGCGGTCGGCGAGCACGTCATTGTGCGTCGATGGCAGGGATCTGGCGCAGGTCGGACTAAGGCAGAAGCGCAAGTCATCGCTCGCGTGAAGGGATATCAGGCGACCGAGCTCGTGGGCGCCATCACGCAGGGGGATATCAGCGTCATCGCCTTGAACGATCCTGATGCCGTTATCCCGACCGGGATGGTTCCATTGAGTTCTCTGCTTCCGCTGCTCACGACAGACAAGCTCGTGATCCGGGGTGAGGAAAAGGCCATCAAGGGCGTCAATGACAACACACGGCGCGTCGCCGGCGTGTTGATCGCGCTCGATATCCACGCAGAGGGCTGATCTTGTCTTCCAGTATTCTCGATCTCGAGCGGCAGTTTCAACTTGCGCAGACGATTGCGATGACGCGGCTGGATCAGCAGGTTGCGACAATTGCGGAAGCCAAGAATCGGGAGATTGTCCTGATGCATCAACCGAGTACGGTTGTTCGGATGGTCAATGGCGCCATTGTCACGGCAGATATAGCGGTTCGTGCCTATCAGGTGGCAAAGCTCGCAAAACTGATTTCACAGCGCCGACGGAATACGATCACCTATCAATATTCCTATGCAGACGATGTGGTGCAGTTTGCGCTTCAGACGCTGCGCGAGCGGTCTCCCGTCGGCTCCGGCAATGATCCCCATCCTGGTCTCTATCGGGACAGTCACATGGTCTTCATCGATGGTCGGCGGATGCCGGATGGCAAGAGCTGGCGACCAGGCCAGACCATTCATATCAGCAATCCGGAGCCGTACAGCCGCAAGATTGAATCCGGCGATATGAAAATGAAGGTGCCCGGCCATGTCTATGAAATGGCAGAGCCCATCGTGACGGCCCGGTTTGGCAATCGGTTCAGCATCAAGTTCGTTTTCATGCCTGTCACGCATGGAAGCAATCAGTCCTGGGCAGACAACACGTCCATGCAGCGCGCGGGCCGCAAGCTCAGCCCTAAAGCACGCGCTGACTGGCTGGTTCGGCAGCCAGCGCTACAGATCACGGCGCGCTAACTCACGGAAACAAGGTCATGGCCGATTACGCCGGCGCGATTGACGCGATCCGCGCGCGCTTCGTCGATCAGTGGAAGATCGATGGAGCCGCACGCACGCTGATCACATTTCCGAATGAGCCGGCGGTGGATGGTCAGGGAAACCCGATCAAGATGCCGCCGAAGGGGCCGGACGGCGCGCCGGTGCCGTGGGTTTACTTCGAGGTGATCGGGAACGGTAGCGATCTGCGCGGTGCCGGAAGCCCGGGTGATCATATCTGGCTGTATCGCGGCGGCATCTTCATTCATGTGTTTGTCCCGGAAGGCTCCGGCACCGACGATCTGAATGCGCTGGCAATCGCAGCCGGTGAGATTTTCCGCGCTACCACGCTCTATGCGGACGGACAGGGCAGGAAGGTCGTTTGCATGTCGCCCTCGATCCGCGGCGGCGGATCTGATGCCGATCGCGGCAACGTGTTCGGCGTCACCTGCTTCATTCCCTTTGAATACTTCCACCGCGGCTGAGCCGCACAAGGAGTCACGGCTATGGGCTATCAAACTAACTTCAATGCGCTGGTTGCACGCAAGCGGCAGTCCGGTCTCGGCGTTCAGGCGTCCGGCGCCGGCGCCTCGATCATTCGCACGATCGGCGGGAATGGCGCGAAGCTGACCAAGGCGTCCACGGCGTCGGCTGAAATCCGGCGCGACGGTTTGAGCACGCGCGGCCGCCATGGCACGCAGAAGACCGCGAGCGACTACAATACCGAGCTGTCGCTGGGGTCGCACGATGCTATCTTCCAGGCGCTTATGCGCGGTCCGTGGGACACGGACGTCTTGTCGGTTTCACAAGTCGAAATGACCTCGGTCACGACGGGGGCTCACGCCATCGTCGCTACCGGAGGCGATTGGATTGCGAAAGGATTCCGCGCCGGTGACGTGGTTCGCGCGGCCAACCTGCCAGATGCGGCAAACAACGGTAAGAATCTCCGGTTGACTGGCGTAACCAACGACACGCTTACCGTCGCTGAAACCCTTGTCGTGAACGCTGTCGCAGATACCGCATTCACGATCACTCGGCCGGGGAAGCGTCTGATCAACCCGGCGATTCTGACCCCCTATTACGATACTTTGGAAGAGTACGAGCGTGACATCGGCGGCTCGACGGTGCTGACGGACTTTGTCTGGGGTAACGGCAAATTTTCGATGAGTCCAAACGGGATCATCATGTTTGATCCCGGCGGCATTGGCACAGGCAAGGTCGATGTTCTGCAGACCGGCGCCGCACCATTCTTCTCCGGCCCGGTGGCGACGACGAGCGCGCCAATGTCGGTGGTGGACGCGACTATCCGTTTCGGCGGCGAAGACCTCGTCGAACTGACTTCATGGGACTTGTCGCTCGACATTCAGGCGACTGCTCCCGATACGTTCGGTTCCGGTCAGATCAAATATGCGCCTGACGTCTTCACCGGGGCGCTTCAGGTCGGCTTCAACATGACCATGCTGCGCAAGAGCCTGCAGATCCTTGCCGACTTCAAGAACGAGACGCAATATTCCCTTCACATTCTCGCCGTCGACAACACGGCGGAGCCGAAGGACTTCATCGCCCTCACGGTGCCGAATTTCACCATCGGCGGCGTCGATCCTTCCGCGCTGTCGAAGCAGGGCGGCGGCCGGACCCAGACCATTACGATTCCTCCCGCTCTCGTCGGCGTTGATAACTCAGCGACCGGCGACAACTCCATGATCAAGATCCAAACGTCGGCCGCCGCATAAGCGCACGGACTGGAAAGGACTGACTGCATGACTGACGCAATTATTGCTGATCTCGATGGCGATCTTCCGAGCGAGACCGCTGACCTGAAGATGTTGAAGCCGGGCACGGCGGAGCTGAATGGCTGGATTCTGACCATGGCCGGGCCGTCTCATCCGAAGACGCTGGCCTATCGCGAAAAGAAGCAGCGCGAGCGGCTGCACAAGGAAGCTGCGATCGAGCAGGCCCAGGTCAATGGCCGCAAATACAAGGCCGATCAGCGCACTCCCGAAGAGGCCGAGATTGACACGATGCAGTGGGTTGTTTCCCGCATCGTGACATGGTCGCCTGTCAAGGTCGGCGGACAGATGATTGAATTCTCCGACGCGGCGGCAACGGAGCTTCTGCGGCGCCCTACGATGGCGGCCTACCTTCAGCAGATCATCGACTATCTGAATGCTGATCGGGCTTTTATGCCGGCCTCCGCGAGGATCTGAGGGCATTCGCGGAGCGGACTTTTGCTCTCGACAAACTGGACGGTGACAAGGTCTCCTATCGCGAGACCCTTGAAGGTCTTGTCAGTCGAACCAGAAATCCAGACCGTCTTGCTGAGTACCGGGCCGAACTGCAATGCCCGCCGCTCCCGGCGGCAATTTTCTATCTCTGGAAGACGTTCCTGCGCCTTGCAAACCGCCGCAGCTCCAATGGTTTCGGCGCGAATCCGATCTCTTGGCTGGAAATTGAAGCATTCTCCCGCTTAACGCGGGTCAGTCTTACGCCGTGGGAAGTCGAGACCATCGAAATGCTCGATAATCTTTACCGGATCGAGCAATCCAGAACCGGAACGGAGCCTTCGCCAAATGACTGATGCTGCACCAGTCGTCACAGAGCTTGTCGTTACGTCGGACAACGAAGGCGCGGTGGACTACGCGCGCGCCATGGCGGCGGCGCAGGTTGCCGCCGCGGCGGCTATGGTTGCGAATGACAATTTCTCCAACAGCATGCGGTCGGCGAACGACAACGCACGCGACGCCGCTGAATCCCACAGTCATCTGACGGTCGGGCTGAAGCACTTGGCGGAGAGCGCGCTCGAGGCCGCTGAAGCCTGGGCAAAGAAAGTTGCAATCGGCGTCACCGTAGTGACATTTCTTGGAACGCTCGCGCGAGTTCTATTCCCGCTCTATACGATCTACAAGTTGATCACCACAGCCATCGGCCTGGTGACGGAGGCATGGTCACTCGGCAACGCCAAGCTGGCCGAGCATGTTGCTCTTGCCGAAAAGGCGGGCCAGTCGAGCCTATCGACAGATTTCTTTCAGCGCATTCAAAAGGCGGCGGAAGACGCCAAATTGCCGATCGATGAACTGACGGCCGCGATGAAGAAGCTGAACGATTCATTCGCGCCGAAGCTGGGCGGCAACGACGCGATGAACCGGCTCGATGCGCTGGTAAAGGCTGGAAATTTCAAGGGCAATTCAGGCGTTGCCGACATTAGGGCCGCTAACGACCCTGAAGAGCGATTCAACGCTGTTGCAAAAACGATCAGGGAAGCGATGGATGCCGGCCAGAGGCTCGCCGCGCTCGATTTATCCAAGACCTTCCTAGGTGACGCGGTGACCGCCAATCTTGCGAAGGATTCCGACTATCTCGACAAGATGAAGGCGACCATCGAAAGCACAAAGGCTTCCGAACTGGTCTCGGCCGCCGACATCGGACGCGCCACGGACCTGCAGAACCGTCTCGATGCCGCCGAGAAAATTCTGTCACAGCGTTGGCATCCAATTCAGGACCTTCTGACACAAGGCGGCATCGCCATGAAGGGTATCTGGGTCGACATCGTTGAGATCATCGCGAAAGGAGTCGATGGGGTCGCCAAGCTGATCGAAAAGTTGGCCGCTGTTCCGGCGTGGTTTTCGTCCGGGCTCCGCTATCTGTCCGGAGCCGCCGCCGCGATCGGCCCAGCGTTGCCCGGCCCTGTTGGCGCGGTGATCGGTGTAGGTGGTCGATTGGCCGGCGCCGGTCTCAGTTCTCCCGACCCAACCAATCCGACCGGCGATCTGATGAAGAACCCGGCGAATATCTCGCGTGCGCGGGATTACGCCAACAATGTGTTGAACAATGTCCATCCTGATACCTCATTTAATCCAGACGCCAAGAAGATTACCGAGACGAAGGATGCTTATGATCGCGCCGAGGAATCGCTTCTAAAGTACATCGAGACGACGAAGGCCGCCGCTGAGAGTGCTGGGCAGGGGGCGGAACAGCAGGAGCGGTTGCGCGCCATCGCGCAGCTTACTGCCGCCGGCATCAAGGATGGTTTGACGCCCGCCGCCGCGAAGGCAAAAGCCGAAATGAGCGGCCTTGCCGAGCAGGCTGCTCAGGCCGCCCAGGCGCTGGCAAAGGCCAAAATCGCCGCAGACATCAAGTTCAATCGCGATACCGCCTTCCTGTCGCAGGAGGACGTCCAGATCGCATCGCAACTCAAGAGCATCTACCCCGACGTCGCGATGGCGCTCGGAAGCGTTGAGGCGCAGGGCATCCGGGCGAACAATGCATTCAGGGAGATATCGTCGACGATCGATAACAATCTGACGTCGGGATTGACCGATATGACCATGGGCACGAAGACCGTTTCGCAAGGCTTCGGCGATATGGCGTCGTCGTTTGCGCGCGCCATCGAGCAGATGATCATCAAGATCATGATTGTTCAGCCTCTGTTGCAATCTCTGCAGTCGCTGATGAACGGCGGCCTGGGAGGCTTGGGCATCAGTCTTCCCGGCGTCGGCAGTAGCGCGCTTACCGGGCAGGATGCGGCATTCAATGCGTCGCTGTTCCCCGGTTACGGCACGGCGATCGGCGCAAACGCCGCCGGCACTGACTATTGGCGTGGCGGCCTTACCGAGATCAATGAGCGCGGCGGCGAGATCATGGATCTTCCCAATGGAACGCGGATCATTCCGCATGACGTTTCCATGGCGATGGCCGCCGGCAACGACAACCGATCATCGACGGTGAATCTCTATCTGATTGAGGATTCGAGCCGCGCGGGACAGGTCGAGCAGAAGCAAAATGCGTCCGGCGGGACGGATCTGAATGCATTCGTCGATTCCATTACTGCGCGAAATGCGACAAAGCCGGGCAGTCAGACCAGCCGCGCTCTTGACCAGCGCAACCGGTTGGCGTCGCGCTGATGGTCGCTTCATGGCCTGACACATTGCCGCCGTTCATGCTGATCGCCGGTTACTCCGAGGGCGAGGGTGACGGCCTGCTCGAATATCAGCCCGATACCGGGCCAGCGATTACACGGCTGCGGTCGAGTGCCTCTCCACGCCCGCTGGCCGGCGCGATGCTGATGACTGCCGAACAGCGGGCAACGTTCCGCAACTTCTTTGCGACAGACATTGGCCGCGGCGCATTGCCGTTCATGCTGCCGGATCAGGCAGAGGAGGGAACGTTGCTGGTCAAGTTTACAAAATCCGGCCTGCCAAGGTGGTCGTCACCGGACGGCCTGAATTGGCAGATGTCGTTTGAATTGATGGTTCTGCCGTGAGAATCCTCTCCCTCAACTTCCGCAAGGCGCTCTTCGCGCAGGAAAGCGACGATGTTCCGATCTTTCTCGCGGCCATCACGCATCCGCTTTTGCCCGAGACGATCTATCTGTCGAGCGACCCGACCGAGCGATTGAGCGACGCGCCGCTGCTGTACGGCACGCAAAGCCGGGGCAATGTCTACAAGTTCATCGGAATGGACATCACCATTCCCGATGAAGAGGATAAAAATCCGCCCGCATCCAAGCTGGTCGTTTCGAACGCAACGCGCGATCTGATTCCTCTGGCCCGATCGGTCAGCACGCCGGCGAAAATCACCATCGAGGCGGTGCTGTCTTCGGCTGTTAACGATGTCGAGTTCAGCATCCCTCGGATGGACATGGTCAACGTGCAGTACAACGCATCGGAACTGACATTCTCGCTGTCGATCGATGCGCTGACGACAGAGCCTTATCCGGCCGGATCGTTCGATCCATCGGGATTCCCCGGCCTGTTCTATTGACGATGTGGGATCGCTTCGTCGGCCTGCCGTATCGCGACGGCGGGCGGGATTTCGACGGCGTGGATTGCTGGGGTCTGGTCTGGCTGGCGCATCGCGAGGAGCGCGGGATTGTCCTGCCGTCGTTCCATGATCGCTACACGCTGCCGGCCGACCGTAAGGTGATCGGAAACATCGTCGCGGGCGTGCTGGATGCTTTCGACGACATCGCGCCGGGCGCCGAGCAACCCTTCGATCAGGTGCTGATGCGCGATGCCGGCAGGCTTTGCCACGTCGGCATGGTCATAGGGGCGGGGCGGCTGCTTCACATCGAGCGCGGCGAAACCAGCCGGATCGAAAGCTATCGGGGCGGGCGGATCAAAGGCCGTATCGCCGGAATTTATCGCTTCAAGGGCTGAAATGAACGCACTGGAGGTTGCCGGCATCAAGGGAGAAATCATCTCCCCATGCGATTTCGTTCGCGTGGTCGGCGTCTCGCATCCGTTCAAGGGCGGCCGCATCGACCGTCGGGTAGCCGCGGGGCTATCGATCGCCGAAATTCTTGACGCCGTCGCGGCTGAAATCTCTCTGCCCCTTATCGTTCAGGTCGATGGCGAGCCGGTGCCGCGTGAGTGGCGGGCGCGCGTGCGCGTCAAGGCTGGATCGGTTGTGACCTTTCGCCCGCTGCTGATGGGCGATAATCCGCTGCGTACAATCCTGGGTCTCGCTGTCGCTATCGCAGCGCTGGTCGTCGCTGGGCCAGCCGCAGGGCTGCTCGGGCTGACGGGCATCGGTTTCACGCTCGGGTCGGCCGCCATCTCCGCCGGAGTGTTGCTGGCCGGCACGGTGGCGCTGAACGCCTTGTTCCCGACCCGTCCACAAGAGAGCATCACGCAGCGGAATCTCAATTCGGTTTCGGGAGCGCAGAACCAGTCGAATCCATTCGGTCCGATCCCGGTGGTGCTCGGCAAGCATCGACAGTCGCCGTTCTATGCTGCGAAGCCCTACACCGAGATCGTTGGCGACGATCAATATCTGCGCCTGCTGTTCGCATTTGGTTACGGCCCGCTCAATCTGACGGAGCACAAGATCGGTGAGACGCCGCTTGCATCGTTCGACGATCTGGAAACCGAAGTCCACGAAGGTTACGGCGGCGATGCTGCACCGACGCTTTATCCGGGGCAGGTCGATGAGGTGTCACTCTCCGTCGAGCTGACTCCGCTTGGCGAATGGTTCAGCCGGACCACCAGCGCCGAGACCGACGAATTCTCGCTCGATTTCACGATGCCCGAAGGCATCTTTGTGATCGCCGACAATGGCCGTCCCGCGCCATGGAGCGTCACCGCCGCCTATCGTTGGCGGCTGGTCGGCTCCGATGACTGGATTGAGACACGCACCGTCGGGCGATGGTTCAGCACGTCGGCCGCGCGCATGGGTGCGCGTGTCGTTCTGCCGGCGCGCGGCCAATATGAGATTCAGGTCCGCAAGCCGACGGGTTACGGCGAGCATCAAGACGTCAAGGAAAAGATCGTCTGGACCGCGCTGCGGTCGCTGAAGAACGTCAGCCCTGTCGTTTTCTCCAAGCCGCTCGCGCTCGTATCGATGCGCATCCGGGCGACCGAGCAGCTTTCCGGCGTGGTCGATACCTACAATGCGGTATGCGAAAGCCGCGTGAAGGCTTTCAACGGCGCGTCATGGGTGGATGACACGGAATCGCAATGGCCTGCCGATCTGTACCGGCATGTTTTGCAAGGCGCGGCGAATGCCCGCCCGCGCAGCGATGCCGAAATCGATATCACCAACCTTGAAGAATGGTGGGTGTACTGCGAAGCCAATGGCTTCAAGTTCAATCAGGTGCGCGCGACGGTCTCTTCGGTGTGGGATACGCTGTGCGATATTGCGGCGGCTGGCCGCGCGGTCCCGACCTTCATTGATGGCAAGTGGGGGGTGATCTGGGATCGGCCCACAGATCCTGTCGTTCAGCATTTTACGCCGCGCAACTCCTGGGGGCTGACTGGTGAGCGCGCTTATGCCCAACAGCCGCACGGCTGGCGCGCGAAATTCATCAACGAGGAAAACGGCTATTCGGACGATGAGCGTATCGTCTATGACGATGGTTATACCAAAGACAACGCGACGCTGTTTGAGGGCATCGAGTTTCCGGGCGTCACCGACCCGGAACTGATCTGGAAGCACGGCCGATTTCATATCGCCCAAAGCAGGCTGCGGCCCGAGAAGATCACCATCAGCACCGGCTGGGAGCATCTGGTCTGCACGCGCGGCGACCGCGTGCGGGTGACACACGATGTGCTGCTGATCGGGACGGCGTCCGGCCGGGTCAAGTCGGTCAATGGCCAAGTCATTTCGTTCGACGAGGCGGTGACGATCGAGGCCGGCAAGACCTATGCGTTCAGCTTTCGCATTCCCGGTGATGCCCGATCGATCTTGCGCGCAGTCCATTTGTTTGATCCCGACACGCATGCGCCGCTTCCTCCCGGCGCCTACACGCGGCTTGAACTTAACGGCGACCTATCCGACATCGAGCGCGGCACGCTCTGGGGCTATGGTGAAACCGATCAGGATTCCGCTGTCTATCGGGTCTACGGCATCGCGCATCAGAAAGACCTCATCGCCAATTTGATCCTGGTCGATGACGCGCCGGAAATCTCGGAAGCCGACCAGGGCGACATTCCGGCCTATACGCCGAATGTGTCGATCCCTCTCGATCCTCTGACTGTCTTCATTCAGGGATTGTCCGCGAATTTCCGGCAGGGCGTCGCAGAGCCAGTTATTGACGTCGTATGGCAGCCAGTATCCGGCGATTTGCAAACCTATCTCGCCGAAATTTCCTATGACGCGCGGACGGTCGGCAACGATGCGGCTCTTTGGCGGGCGGTTTATGAAGGCGGCGACAACAAGTTCAACGCTGTGGTCGACCGCGCCGAACTGCGGCTTCGGGTGAGGGCGATTACAGCGCAGCGCAGCGGCGGCTTTACGGCGGTCGATGTTGATCCGCCCACCATAGTCATCGCGCCGGGAGCGGTTGATCAAGACTCGTTGAAGCTGGAATTGCAGGCGCTGTTCCAGCGCGTCAAAGATTCGATCCCGCCCGAACTTCTGACAATGAAGCAAGACATCAATCAACTTGCTTCGGCTTTTGGCGATCAGATCACTTCTATCCGGGAAGCGCTTGGCCGGATTAACATCGGCGTCGGCTCGCGTTACGGCGAGAACAAGGCGGCCGCTGAACTCGCGATGACATCGGCGACCACAGCCAATTCGGCTTTGGCCGCGATCCTCGGCGAGGTCTATGCCGTCACCGAGACTGGCGAAGCCGAGGGGCTGATCCGTTTCGTCGCATCGTCCGCGCCTGATGGGGTCGCGGCGAGTTTCTCGATCGAGGTCCGCGCAGACACGCTGAATGCTTTCGCTGTGTCGGGCCTATCTCTCGACGCAGGGGTAACAGCGCTCGGAGGTGGCTCGCGTATACGTCTGACTGCCGACGCGGTGATGCTTGAGAATCCGTCGACCGGTCAAACATCGAATGCGATGTTGATGTCCATGTCGGACAAACCGCCAGAGGTTCCTATCATCGGCGGCACCTTGACCGTAGATGTATCCAACCGGCAAGTTTCTCATCACACACTTCTAACCGCCCCGGCGCAAATCAAATATCCGACAGGTGCGCACACAGGCGTGTGGTGGACACATGCCATCGAACAAGATTCGGTGGGAGGTCATGCGGTTACGTTCGATCCCACGTTTATCACGGCCCCGTACCCGATTGTGTCTCAAATAGCGAATACCACCACGGCAATTAGAGGTGAAATTATCCCTACCTCTGTCGGACCGCGCGCGCTCTTAACAGCGCTGGGCGGCGGCACCACCAATCCGGCAGCGCTCGTGTTTCAGAACATGATCGTCGAGCTCGGATTACACACGAATCTGCTGGCGAGCGTCGATGCTGGCTCCTCCGCTTCATGGGATTCTGCGGTCAGCACTGCATATCTCCGCGACCTGACCGGCAACGGACGCCATCTCGAGCGCGGGGCAAGCCCGCACGCGCCGACCTTCAACGGCACCATCGGCCAGTTGACCTCTGCGGAATATTTTTCGACCGATACCAACGACTATTTTGATTGGGTATCGAGCGCGGAGTGGCAGTCATTCCACAAGGCCGGCGCTCGTTTCACGCTGGCTTACATCATGCGCGTGCCGTTCGTGGCGTCGGCGATGGGGCTGCCGCTATTTGATACATCCGTCGATCAGTCATCGAATGTCTTCAAGCGCGGGATCTGGGCGGCCCTCAGTCGGACCGTGAGCGGGCAGTTGCAACTCGCGCTTCTCAATACAGACGACAATTCCGGGACGATGGCATTCAACCAGAGTTCGACGCTGCGGAGCGGGCTGACCGACAAATTTATTTTCGTCGCCATGTCGGTCAACGCCGCCAGCCCGACCAACGGTCTGATCTTGCGACTGCAAGCCACGAACGAAATCTATAATGCGAGTTATGCGGTCACTAACAACAACATCTCATGGCTGAATCGGCCGCGCATGTTTCAGTCCGGCACGCTCGCGACGATGCCGGATGTTCGTCTCGCCGCCGCGGCAATCTGGGACCGCGCCCTATCGGCGGCGGAACTGGATCAGCTTTACACACGCGTCGCTCAATCCAGCCGCTGGCCGGACATCACATAGGACATTCAATGACGCCGCTTCTTTCGAAGATCATCCCGGTTTCGGCCGGCACCAAGGTCAGGTGCATTTTCAGTCCGGCCCGCGCGGACGATCTGAAACCAGAATTGCGTGCATGGATCGGCAAGGAAGGTGCATTCGAGGCGCTCTGGATCATCAACAACGATGAAAATTACGAAGGGCAGTGGGCAATGCGGCTTCCGCAAGACTGGAACGTCTCCACCGCGATCTGGGTTCCGGAGTGCGATCTCACGATTGTCCATCCGCATAGCGCGCAAGGAGCGTAGTGATGGCTGAGCGCTTTGTATATTCGACCGGCACGATCAGTATAGCCAACGGCGCAAGCACCGTCACCGGCACCGGCACCGCATGGGGCGGGCGGGATCGCGCCGGGTCGCAGATCATCGCGATTCCGGTTGATGCCGCGCCGTTCCTGGTCGGAATTGTCGCCGAGGTCGATCCGCGTGGAATCTATGACGATCTCGAACTGCCGCTGGTCGCGCCGTACAACGGTGACGCGCTGGTAGCTGCAAGCTATGTGGTTATCGATGGCCCGGCCATCGCCAACGGCGCAACGCAGGCGGCGATCTATGCGCGGCTCAATTCGCATTTCGAGCAGAATGCCGGCCTTGTCTATTCCACCGCCGACGACGTCGATATGTCGCTGGTGCAAAACAACTCGGTCTTCGTCGACGAAGACACGCTGCGCCTCAAGCGCTGGCGCAACGGCGTACTTGAGCCCATTGCTAATGGCGTGGATGCGGCAGCTTTCCTGTTTCAGGACGCCGAGCCGGACACAGATTATCCGGCGAATTCCATCTGGGTTGATAGCGACAGCACAGATCAGGATATTTTCAGGCTTCAGGGCAGCCCGCTTGCATGGGCTGACACCGGAAAAAATTTCAAGGGCGCGGCCGGTTCCCATGGCATCGATGGCGCATCCGCGCTTTCCATTGTTCGGATCGTGGCCACATCGAACGTCGCGATCGCGACCGCGCTCGAGAACGGCGATAGCCTTGATGCTGTCACGCTGGCGACGAATGACCTGGTTCTTTTGACGGGCCAGACCGCGCCGGCCGAGAACGGCGTCTATGTTGTAGCCGCATCCGGCGCGGCGTCCCGCGCCACGGCCTTCGCGGCCTATAACGATCATCCGGGCCGCTACTTCTCCGTCATGGAGGGCACCGCGAAGCACGATACGCTCTGGCGCTGCACGTCCGACAAGGGCGGCACGCTGGGTACGACGGCCATCGTATTCTCGGAAGTCACGGGCGACGTCGCAGCCTCGACCCATGCCGCGGCGAGCAAAGCGGTGCCGGACGACGCCGACGAGATTCCGTTGGTAGATTCGGCGGCATCAAATGCCTTGAAAAAACTGCCGTGGTCGAATTTGAAGTCGGCGCTAGCTCCATCACGTAGCCGCATCATCAACCCCTCGGGGATGATCGCTCAGGCCGGTCTTGCCTCGACGGCAGACGGTGCCTATACGGGGTTCGATCAATGGATTGCGCTCACACAATCGAATCCGATCACGCCGTCGGCGCTGACCAATGTCGAGAATGGCACGCCGTACATGATGCGGTTGACGCAGGCAAATGCGTCAGTGCAGCGGTTCGGGCTTATCCAGTGGCTTGAAAGCGTCAACAGCATCGATCTGCGCGGGCAGTCGGTCTTTTTGACGGCGCGCGTGCGCATGTCCGCCTCGATGACACTTCGCTATGCGATCGTCGAATGGGCCGGAACGGCCGACACGATCACGAAAGACATCGTCAATAGCTGGACGAATACAACATTCACCGCCGGTCAATTCTTTACGTCCACAACGACGACCATTGTTGCGACAGGTTCGGTCGCGCTTACCGCCAACACGCTGGCTTCGGTCGCGCTAAGCGGCACCATCAGCGGCTCGATGACAAATCTGGCTGTATTCTTCTGGACGGATTCGACGCAGGCGCAGAACGTCACGCTGGATATTGGCAATGTCGATCTGAAGCGCTCGCTTGTAGCTTCGGCGTTTGAGGCGCGGAGCTATCAGGAAGAATTGTATCTCTGCAAGCGATACTATCAAAAGATCGCGCTGGCCCCTAGCGCTCTTGCGATTGACGGATACACAAATACGGTTTCGGCAAATGTTGCACTCAACCTGCCTCTAAGCCCTTCAATGAGGGCGACGCCATCTGCCAGTTCTTCCGGCACGCCGACTGTTTCGAACCTCAACAGCGCAACGCCCGGGTTCCAAAGCTCTGCTGATTATTCGCAGGCAATCTGGGTCGTAACCGCTGCGAACACGAGATATTTCGTGATTACGAATGCGAGCGGGACGAGTTTCCTTTTTGATGCGAGGCTGTGATGGCGGAATATCAGCTTACGACGGCATCCGAAGTGCTTCGGCTGACCGATATGGTGACGATCCCGAATGATCCCCTGAATCGCGACAGGCGGGAATATGACGAGTGGCTCGCTGCGGGCGGTGAACCTCTGCCATGCGCGCCGCTGCCTGAGCCTGTACCGGCTTCCGCAACAAGGCTTGGATTGATGCGCGCCCTGAAAGAGATTGATCTGTGGGGCGCGGCGAAGGCCGCGATCGCGGCTGATCCGGATATTCAGGAAGAATGGGATCTGGCGGTGGAGGTAAAGCGGACGGACCCGCTCACTCAGGCGATGATCGCGAGCCTCGGGCTTTCAAGCCTTCAGGTGGATAAGTTGCTGATCCGCTCCGCCGAGTTGGTGGCGTGACGCATTACGCTGCCGTCACTGCGGAGCAGGGCGTTCAGGTGCTCGAACAATTCCCGCTCGATCAGGGCGTAGGATTTTCCGGCGGCAGCGAACATCTGTTCGCGCAGTTCAACCGGCGCTACCGGTTCCCGCTCGGGAAGCTCTCCGCTTACCTTGCTGACAAGGGCGAGGAGTCGTGTCGCGCGCTCTGAATTTTTCATTGTTGCTCCCAAGTCGCCCGGCTGGTGCCGGGAGATTGAATCATCAGCGACTTGGGAAGCTGATCCCCACTGCTTCGCCCACGCGCCGACCGAGCCGGCGCGCTGTTCTAGGGGTTTATCCGTGAGTCTCCCGGCATAAGGGCCGTGCCTCCCAAGCCACCGTCGAATGTGAGAGCAGGGATTCAAGCCGCTCTCACAGTGAAGTTTCTAGCACACCAAAAGTTCCCCCGAAAGCCCGCCTTCGCGGGCTGCAAACCTATGGAGAATCGACAATGGAGCCTGCGTCTATTCGTTACAAAAACCCCGGCGCTATGTGGGGCAGCGCCCTCACCATCAAATGGGGGGCGCAAAAGAAGGCCGTTGTGCTGAACGATGGCAAGGGGCAGGGCAACAACATCGCTGTGTTCCCGACCTTCGTGCAGGGCATCTGCGCGCAACTCGATTTGTGGCGAACCTCGAAGAACTATCGCAACAAGAAGTTCTCCGACGCGATCTTCATCTGGTCCGGCGGCAACAGCGTCGAAAGCTATATCAGGTTCGTGCTCGAGCGAGTGCCGGGCATGACCCGCGACACCATCATGAATGACGAGTTCTGGCGGTCGAGCAAAGGCATCGCATTCCTCAAGGCACAGGCATGGCACGAAGCAGGCAAGCCCTATCCAGCAACCGACGCGGAATTCGTCGAGGCGCGCCGGCGGGTTTTCTCCGGTGTGCCGACGGCGAGCACCGTCAAGAATGCCGCTGCCACGGTTGTGGTGGCGGCGAGCGCCGGCGGCGGCACGGCAGCCGTCGCTGCGCAACAGGGCTGGACCTGGTCCGAGATCGGCCTGGTCGCCTTCATCGCGGGCGGCATCGCCGTCGCCGTCGTAATCCTTATCAAGAAGGTGCGGTCATGAAGATCCTGCTTATTCTGGCCATCCTTGCCGGGCTGTTGCTCTGGTATGCCCTGCAGGGCCGCGAGTGGCTGAAGGCAAAGCCGTGGGCGCGGGGCTTCTTCGCGTGGGTCGAGCCGATCGAGCTCCTGCTGTTCAAGAAGTCGGAAACGATTCTGTTCGCGCGGTTGAAGATCGTTATCGGCGCCGTGCTGACGCTGCTGACGCAAATCGGCTCGATCGACCTCACGCCGCTCATGCCTTTCGTGCCGGAAAAGTATCAGCCCTTTGTCCACTTCGGGATCAATCTCATCCCGTTGGCGATCTCACTGATGGGCTATTTCGACGAGAAGCTGCGCTATACCGCGACCAAGCCGGTCGCGCTGGTGGCGGTAGCCGACAAGGACATCACGCCGGAAATCGCCGACGCCATGGTGGCTGCTGATGCCGCGAAGGTCGAAGCTGTTGCGGCGGTCGAAGCAGAGAAGGTGGTCTGACATGCTTACAGCCATCCTCGCATTCGTTCAGGCCATCCCCGCAATCACTGGCGGCATCAACAACTTCGTTTCAAAATATTACGATGCCAAGGTCCAGATCACGATGGCCCGCATCGGCGGTGACGTGAATGTTGCCAAACAGCTTGTGACCGGCGTGGTGGCCGAAGGCCAGACGCGCGTCGAATACCTCAAGGTCGTCTCGCAGAGCAAGTTCCTGATGGGGCTTGTCGGCGGGTTTGCGATCCCCTGGATCGCCTATGAATGGAAGGTGGTCATCTGGGACAACATGCTGTGCCTGGCGATTTACGGCGTCACTGGCTACACGCCGCCGATCAAGGGACTGGTCGCTGAATGGGCTGGCGTCATCATCGCCGGGATATTCGGGACGGGTTCCGTGATGGCGGTAGGCCAGATGTTTTTCAATCGTCGCGGCGGTTAATGGGAATGCTGGAATGACCTCGCCGCGCTTCGACCCCACCATCAACCTTGGTCACCTGATCTCTCTCGGCGGCGTGACCATCGTTGTAATCGGCAGCCTCTATCTGACCGACTACAGGCTGTCTGCCGTTGAAAAGAACGTCGAGAAGCTCTCGACGGTCATCATCGAGACCGCTCGGACTGACGAGCGGGTCAAGGACTACGGGCGTCGTCTCGACGCGCTCGAACGCCGCTAACCCCTTCCACATAACCGGAGTTGACCATGATCCGAGCCATCATTCTCGGCGCGCTGGCGCTTGCCTGTGCGCTCGTCGTTTCGTTGTTCATCGCTGTGCCGGGGTTCACGGCTGGGCTGCATCCCGAATGCAACGTCACGATGCCATGCGCACCTGTGGTGTCGGTAAAGCCGACATCATCTCGCGAGGCCCGCCGCATTGCCCGCGCCGACCGCTTCCGCAACGTCGAGTTCGGCTCGCCCATGTATCCGCCGGAGACGGCGGCCAGCTTCCTCGCCGGGACCCCGCGCGTCTTGCCACATCCAGAGGGCTGCCCGCGCGTCCTGTTCTGTGGCTGCGGTGCGGCAGTGGAGGTGTTCGGCAAGCCGATCCGATCGCTCTGGCTAGCGGCAAAGTGGCTGGACTTTCCGCGCGCTGATCCTGCGCCCGGCATGGTCGCCGCGAGGCGAGGCCACGTCTTCGTAATCAAGCAGGTGCTCGGAGGCGGCAACGTGCTGGCCTACGACGCGAACAGTGGTGGCCGACGAACCCGCCTGCATGTCCGCTCCCTCGCTGGCTTCGTGGTGGTGAACCCGCATGGATAGGCGCTGCATCTGCCACGAGCATCGGCCCGAGTGCGACTGCGAGGACAACCCAGAGCGGGCCTTCGTGGTTCGCGGCGCTCAGATCGTGGCAATCGTTTTGCTCGGAGGCGTGGGTGGCGGAGCGTTCGTGGCGCTCGCGCTTCTCGCCCTCCGCATCTGGATCAACCAGCAATGAACTGGTCCCATGCGCTGGATTCGCCGGTTTAGGTTCGCTTTTCTGGGCGTCCAACCGGCTGCACGATGCTTTCCCATCCATCTGGCGGCTCAGCGCCCGCGAGCATCATTTCGATGGCCACAGAGGCCGGGCCGCTAGGTCCGTCGCGCTGCTCCCACTTTCTGACCGATTGCCCCGGTTCGTCGCCCTGCAAGCGCAATGCGCGCCCCATCTCGGAATAGGAAAGAGGGCGATCAAGACCAGCCAGCTTGCCGAGCTTGCCGCGCGCGGCGTGGAGCTGTTTGGGGGTCAC